TGCTTATCAACCAACTTTAGCACACAGAGATCAATTGTATATGCTTCCAAACGGAATCAATCCAATTGTAACTTTCCCAGGACAAGGTACAGTTCTCTGGGGAGATAGAACTCTGTTGGTTAAACCTAGTGCTTTCGATAGAATTAATGTTCGCAGATTGTTCATTATTCTAGAAAAAGCGATATCAATATCCGCAAAATACTTCTTGTTTGAATTCAACAATGAATTCACACGTAAGAATTTCGTAAATATGGTTAATCCATATCTCAATGGAATTAAAGCGAAACAAGGAATGTATGATTTTTATGTTCAATGTGATGGTAGTAATAATACGCCTGAAGTCATTGACGGAAATCAATTTGTTGCGAGTATGTTTATTAAACCTTCCAAATCAATCAACTTTATCACGCTTAACTTTGTTGCGACAAAGACCGGTGTTGATTTTGCTGAAGTGATTGGACAAGTATAGGAGAACTAAATGGATATAGCAAAATTTGGTACGCAGTATTCGGGAGACTATGCTCGTCCTAACTTGTTTGAGGTTTCTATTGCTCAAATGGATACCAAAATGATGATTAAGACGGCTTCTCTACCTGCAACTACTGTTGGTGTAGTCGAAGTTCCTTATCAGAATCGTAAGTTAAAGGTTCCTGGTGATAGAACATTTGCTGATTGGACAGCAACAATCATCAATGATGAAGCATATGTTGTACGTGAAGCCATTCTAGAATGGCAACAAAAAATCACAGGATTCACTGGTTTTGAATCTGCAATTGATGTTTCTGAATCACACCGAGAAATCACAATTCAACCACTTGATCGTGGCGGTAACAACAGCACACACTCAGTACGAGTGTACGGCTGGCCTAGCGAGGTCGGAGCAATAGACCTTTCTTGGGAAACTGTTGACGCCGTTCAAGAATATACTGTAACATTTGCAGTATCTTGGGATGATGGTGGTATTGATGGTGGTGATGTAAACGTTCTGGGTTAATTATATAGTTTGTTATTTGAGTCGTATAAATATATTCAAATACTAACTTAAATAACAAAAAAGTGGTGATATGGAACTATTTGGTTATAAGATAGAGAAAAAAATTGGCTCTAACGTGGTGGAAAAGGGGACAAAATCCTTTGTTGCACCAAACCTAGACGATGGTTCTACTGTAATTGACGGAGGAGGAATAAACGCCTTCTCCATCAATTTTGACACCGCATTTAAAACCCAACAAGATTTAATTGCTAAATATCGACAAGTTGCCAGACATCCAGAAGCTGAATCGGCAATTGATGATATAGTTAACGAAGCAATAGTGTTGGATCCTTATAAGGAACCAGTTACAATATATCTTGATAAACTAGACACGGTTGATGTGCCTAAGAATATCAAAGATATGATAGCAGAAGAATTTGACGTTATCTCTAAGAAATTAGAGTTTAATCGATCTGGACCTGAACTATTCAGACGATGGTATGAAGATGGAGCAATTCACTTTCATATTATTTTTGATAATGATAATCTGAAGAAGGGTATTAAAGAGTTACGATATATTGACTCCACTAATATCAAGAAAATTAAAGAGATTATCAAAGACAAAGATGAAAATGGAGTCGAAGTTGTTACAGGGGTAGATGAATATTGGATATATACTAAGGAGAGTAGAGGAATTACTCAAACCTTAAAAGTTGCCTTAGAAGCAGTTGCACAGGCTGATTCCGGAATATATGATAAAGAGAAAGAAGTTGTTCTTTCTTATCTTCATAAAGCAATGAAACCGATTAACCAATTGAGGATGTTAGAAGACTCAATGGTTATTTACAGAATTACACGAGCACCAGAAAGAAGGGTGTTTTATATTGATGTTGGTAACTTACCAAAATCAAAAGCGGAACAGTACCTCCGCAACATTATGAACAAGTTTAAGAATAAGATGGTTTATGATGCAAGCACTGGTACTGTAGCTAATGGTAAAGATACAATGTCAATGATGGAAGATTTTTGGCTACCTAGAAAAGAGGGTGGTCGAGGAACTGAAGTAGAAACATTACCAGGAGGACAAAATCTTGGTGATATGGATGATGTGCAATATTTTCAGAAGAAAGTATATCAGTCACTTCACGTTCCAGCCAGTAGAATGGAAACCGACTCATCTTGGAGTTTATCTAGAACTGGTGAAATAACAAGAGATGAAATAAAGTTTCCTAAATATGTAACAAAGCTACGTAAACGATTTTCAGATTTACTTTATTCTCTATTGAGAACTCAGCTCCTTGCAAAAGGGATTATTGATAAAGGTGAGTGGAACGTTTATCAAGAGAATATCAATTTCATCTTTGAAGATGATGGGTATTTTTCAGAACTCAAAAAACTTGAGATGATGACCTCAAGAATCGATATGCTTGATACTATATCAAGTGGAGAGATGATTGGACGTTATTACTCAATCGAATGGGTTAGAAAAAACATTCTGATGCAGTCCGAAGAAGATATGGATGAATTAGATAAACAAATGGAACAAGAAAAAGTTGATAAACAAGCCAAAACTGATGCTGATGGTAAAACCGGCGAATCACCTGACTTATACTAAGAAATAAAAACTATTATGATAAATGAAAATTTAGGAAAACTTGTGCAACACGCACGAGATAAAAAGCCTACAGACTTCAAAAAGGTTTTAACTACTGAAATTGACAGTAGAATCGAAGCAAAAGTGTCAGAAATAAAAGACGGACTTGCTAAAAGTATGTTCAAAGAGAATTGTGAAGGTCATCCCGATGGTGTAGAACACACCCACGAAGATGGTACTGTTCATACTCACGAAGGTGGCGATAAAGAACATACTCACGATGAAGAAGTAGAAGAAGGTACATTACCTCCTGCTCTCCAAAAAGCTATAGATGCTAAGAAGAAAAACAACTCGGATGATGATGATGAAGATAAGTCTCCAGTAGGTAAGAAAGACGAAAACTTATCTAATTTTGGAAATAAGAAAAAAATTATTACTAAAGATGATGCTGATGGTACAGAAGATGGGAACGACGAGCCTGATGTAAAAGACGACAAAGATGGTGACCATAAACCCGACAAAAAGGCCAAGAAGGAAGATGTTCGAGATGCTGCCAAAAGGATTCTAAGAGGAAAATGAGCCTGATTAAATTTTCAGATTTTGATGAAGAATCATTATCATTTGATGAGGATGTAGTCATAGTTGAGTGGGCAGAGTCGGAATGGCTCAAACTACTCAATTATGAAAGGGCTGAATTGGAAGCCGAAGAAGAGGAATGTCTTAGAGAATTTAAAGCTAGAAATACTCAGCAACGGCGGGCAACTCAAAAAAATAAAGACCGGAACAAATTTAAAGACCGGCAAGGTAAGCTGAAAGCTAAAATTGACCGTAAAAAGGGTGGCAATAAAGTCAGGCGACTCAAGATAAGAAAGAAGTGGCAGAAAGTAAATAAATCTAAGATTAAAAATGCCCAAAAAGTTTATGGTGGCAAGGTTAAGTCCAAGTTCACTAAAACCAACCCAGCTCACAAACGTGGAGGAAGATAATGTTTGATCCGATTAAATGCGGGAAATGCATTGGTAATGTAGCTATGGATATCCAGGGGCACGATCCCAGAGGATGGATAAAAAGTGCGATGTGGCAATGCGTTGCAGATGGAAAAATTACTGGAGGACACTTTAAAGCTATCCTCGAGCGAAAAATAAAGAAATCAATAAAGGACATTTCTAATCCAGAGAAATATGTAAACGATATCTGGAACAAAGTCAATAAGAAATGTAAAGGATAGGAGACATATGAGACTTATATCAGAAATCAACGATTCCGTTAAGTATATTACTGAAGCAAACGGAAAAGACCTTCATATCGAAGGCGTGTTTCTACAAGCAGATATAAAGAATAAAAATGGACGATTTTATCCTGGTAAAATTATGGATAAGGAAGTCGCTAGATATACGAAAGAATATATAGACAAGAAACGTGCATTTGGTGAATTAGGACATCCTGAAGGTCCTACTATCAATTTGGAAAGGGTATCTCATATGATTACATCTTTAACGAAAGAAGGAAGTAATTATATAGGCAAAGCTAAGGTATCTGATACTCCACACGGAAATATTGTCAAAAATCTTATCAAAGAGGGAGCCCAACTTGGTGTATCCTCTCGTGGTATGGGTTCGCTTAAAGCGAACAAAAAAGGAATTCAAGAAGTACAAGATGATTTTTATCTTGCTACTGCCGCGGATATTGTCGCGGACCCGTCAGCACCCGATGCTTTTGTTAATGGTATTATGGAAGGCAAAGAGTGGGTATGGGCGAATGGCGTAATTCAAGAAGTTGAAATTGCGAAATATAAAAAAATCATAATGAAATCGCCTAAAAATCGATTAACATCGATGGAAGCGAGTATTTTTGAAGATTTTGTAAGTAAGTTGTAGCAATTTGCTACTGTTAAAGTAATTAGTTTTATAAATATAGATAATCAGAAATGATTCATTTATAAATTTATATATTAATCAAATTGGATTAGGAGAACCCTGATGAAGTTAAAAACAAAAACTGGCGAAATGTTGGTTTTGGACGAAGATTCTAAAGTCTGGAATGGCGAA